GATCACGAAAAACTTTTAAACCGCGTCGAGAGCTATGATTCGGATTCTTTGCCAGATGATATACTGTTAATAACGGCGGGAGTTGATGTTCAAAAGGACAGGTTAGAGGCTTTATCGTATGGATGGGGTGAAGAGTTTGAGCAGTGGGTTATAGAGCATAAGATATTTTGGGGTGATACAGCCGCGAGAGATGTTTGGCGTGAGCTAGATGAATGGCTATTAAAACCTTATCAGTGCGGACAGCACCAGCTTAAAATAGCGTGTACGCTTGTTGACTCTGGATTTAATACGGATCATGTTTATAATTTTTGCAAGCCTAGACAGGGGCGGCGAGTATTTGCAATCAAAGGGTCATCAAATTATTATGCGCCTGTAGCATCAAAGCCAGTTCAGGCAGGAAGGCAGAGGGTGCAATTGTATTCTATTGGTACTGATACTGCTAAGGATACGATACTGCTATCATGGCTTAATAATGACGATTATGGGCAAGGTTACATACATTTCCCTCATACTTGTGACGAGGAATATTTTAAACAATTGACGGCAGAGTTTAGAAAGTCTGAATTTACAAAAGGCGTTAAGCGCTTCAAGTGGGTATCAAAAAGAGAAAGGAATGAAATTTGCGACTTGCACGTGTATAATTACGGGGCATACGCAGTGTTGGAGCCTGACATTGGCGCGATAAGTCAAAGAAGGCAGCCAAAAGAACAGCCTGTTATTGAGCAAGCCTCAACAATTAGGCGACCTAAGCCAGTTAGAAAGCGCAGGAATTGGGCGACAGATATATGATTAATAAGTTTGATTCTGCAAATTATCCCGAAACCGTGCCCGATGATTTAACTATTGGCTCTAGGTGGGCATGGAAAAACACAGGCATTACAGAAGTTTACCCAACATCTTTGTACACGCTGAGATTTGTTTTTTCACTTCAAGAGTCTACACAGACACCAATATCTATAACCGCAGCCAAGACCGGTGCGGCTCATATTGTAGAGGTTAGTCAATCCACCACATCAAATTATTCAAACGGACTATACCTCTGGAACTCTATCATCATAAGAGATTTGGACTCTGAGGAGGTTGTTATAGGTGAGGGCTTTACAAATTTCGGTTATGATTTAACCGCTTTGACTGGCGACTCTCGCTCACACAATTATAAAGTGCTTCAAGCCATTAATGCCACTATTGAAAAGACGGCAACCAAAGAGCAGGAATCGTATTCTATAGCTGGCAGGTCTTTAAGTCGTCGAAGCATAACAGAGTTAATGATGCTGAAAAATGAGTATGAGCAGCTTTGGAAAGAAGAGTTGAAAGCCATAAAGCGTAAGCAGGGTATAGCCACTAATGACCGCGTACAAATTAAGATGGGCGCTTAAGCATGGGTTTATTTGATCGATTTAAGAAAAAGAATACGCCAGCAAGCCATATCATGCAGAAAAGCGGATTTTTTAGCTCAATAACTCCCCGCGTTTTAAGTGGATGGGAGTCGTCGTCGCATTCGATAGATTACTATTTAAAACAGGATTTGGTAAATTTAAGGGCTAGATCTAGGGCTTTAGTAAGAAAGAACCCATACGGAAATCGCTTTATTGATGTTATAAAGTCAAACATTGTTGGGCCGGAAGGTGTAGCGGTATCTGCGCAGAAATCTAATTCAGCGGGCAAGCCAGATAAGCGGTCTAATGATGCTGTTGAGCGTGCGTGGAAGGATTGGTGCAACTTTAATTGTGACGTTAATAAGCGCGCCTCTTTTGTTGAATTTCAGCAAATGGCTATATCGTGCGCTGCCACTGATGGAGAATTCATTTTTGAAAAACGCTATACGGGCAAATACGGGTTTCAGCTAAAGTCTATTGACGCTGAATTGCTTGATACAGATAAGCATACCGTAGTTAAGGGCGGCGAGATTAGATTGGGTATTGAGTACAATAATAGCGGCGACATTGTCCGGTATTGGTTTAGAGAAAAAAATCATAATGGTGATTATAGTTCTGGTAGAAGTTACTCAATTAAAGCCTCGAATATTATCCACTGCTTTGTACCTAAATTCCCAGACCAGTCAAGGGGTATTCCGTGGACTCATGCGGCCCTAGAAGCTACTAAGCACTTAGAAAAGTATCAGGAAGGCGCAATAGTTAACGCTCGCGCCTCTGCAAATACGTTTGCCGTATTATCGTCCAAAGGCTCAGATCAGTATACTGGTAGCGAGGAAGGTACGGCGGGGACGCTGGAAAATGTTGATGCGGGCGAGATATTAGATATTGGTGACAGGGAATTACAGAGCCACAATCCTAGTTACCCTCATCAAATGTTCGATGCTTTTATCAAAACCAATTTACGTTCAATCGCTTCGGGGTTGGGCATCTCTTATCATTCTTTATCTAATGACCTCGAAGGTGTAAACTACTCATCTATAAGGGCGGGCGTTCTTGAAGATAGGGAGCTGTTTAAGTTTTATCAAAACTGGCTTATACGCTCTTTTGTTCGCCCTGTGTTTAATGAGTGGCTTGGCATGGCCTACATTAGCGGTCAAATTTTATTAAATGGTGGCTCGCCAATATCTGAGCCGCTAGAAAAATATAAGGTCGCAAGCTTTCAGGCTAGACGATGGGGGTGGGTTGACCCGCTCAAGGATATGAAAGCTAATCAAATGTTTATAGATGAGCGATTAAAGTCACGGACTCAGATAATGAGAGAGCAGGGTGATGACCCTGAGTCTGTTTGGGCAGAGATTGCGAAAGAGCAAGAAATAATGCAAAGTATGGGTATTAACAAAACCGAAGAAAAGCCTAAAGAGGGCGTTACTGATGAGTAAAAAAGGCATAGTAAGCCAGAAATATGACCGTTCATTCGCTTTAGAAAAGCGTGCAATTGACGAGGAGGCGCGAACGGTTGAGCTGGCTTTTTCAAGCGAGGAGCCTTACGAGCGCTTTTTTGGAATGGAAATTTTAGATCATAATCCGCAAAGTCTGAGACTTGATCGCTTGTTAAGCGGCGGCGCGGTGCTGGTCAATCATGATACCAATGATCAAATTGGTGTTGTAGAGAGTGCTAGAGTCGATAGTGATCGCGTTGCGAGAGCTGTTATCCGCTTTAGTAAAAGCAATAGAGGTCAAGAAATCTTTCAAGATGTTCTCGACGGAATTCGTCAACTTGTATCAGTGGGTTATAAAATACACAAATATGACGTAACTGAGCGAGCAGGTTTGCCGGATGAAGTTAAAGTGACAGATTGGGAGCCTTACGAAATTTCTGTTGTATCTATACCGGCAGACTCCAGTGTGGGTGTTGGTCGTGAAATGAATTTAGAGCCAGTTGAAGCAATAGTTGAAGCTGAAAAACCTATTATTGAGGAAAAGAAAATGACAGAAGAAATTAAAACAGAAGTGCCTGTATTCGACGAGAAAGCAGAAAAAACCCGCATTCGCACCGAAGAATCTAAACGCATGGATTCTATCAAATCATTGTGTGATACTCACGATTTGCCGGAATTGAGTCGACAGGCTGTAAGCGAAGGTATGAGCATCGAGGAAACTTGCCAAAAAGCACTAAAGCTAGTCGGTGATCGCAACTCTAAAGCCCGTGAAAACCAAACCGTCGAAGCAAATGTCGATTTAAGCAAAAAAGAGCAATCAAGCTTTTCGTTTATTCGCTTAATGGACGCAATGTCAAACCCTAATGATCGTGCTGCACAAAAACGCGCCGGTTTAGAGCTTGAAGTTTGCGCAGATGCTGAGTCACAAATGCCAAGCGGCTTTAACGCTCGCGGCGCTTATATTCCCTCAAATGTTTTTGAGCGTGATTTGACAGCGGGAACGGCCACAGATGGTGCCGAGTTAGTTGGGACTAACTTGCTATCGGGTAGTTATATCGACGTATTGCGTAACAATATGGTTGCTTTGCAAGCTGGCGCAGTTATGTTGCCGGGCCTTGTTGGTAATGTAGACATTCCGCGTCAAACTAGCGGCTCAGCATCGACATGGATTAGTGCAGAAGATGGGGACGCGACAGAGAGCGAGCCACAATTCGATACAATATCGCTAACCCCTAAAGATTTAGCAGCTTACACTGAGGTTTCACGCCGATTAACTCAGCAGTCTACACCGGCTATTGAGGGTTTGGTTAGAAATGATTTATTTCAAGCTATTGCTTTGGGTCTTGACTCTGCTATCTACTACGGTGGCGGTGCGTCTGGCGTTCCACAGGGTATTGATGGTGCAACTGGTGTGGATGACCCTACATTTGCAAGTGCCACGGCTCCTACATACGCAGAAATGCTAACCCAAATGGCTACCTTGTTGGCGGCTAACGGTGCGGGCGACCTTACCTATATTGGTTCACCTGCATTTTGGAATTCAATGATGAGTACGCCTAAGCAGGGTTCTGGCGTTGAAGGTAACTTTATCTCTACCGGCTCTGACATTCTTGGGCGTAACTTTTTAACAAGTTCTCAGCTAGCGGCTAATGACTTCGTTTTGGGTGACTTCTCTCAAGTCTTAGTTGGCGAGTGGGGCGGTATTGAGTTAAATGTTGACCCTTACACGCATTCATTGAAAGGTAAGACACGTTATGTAGTATTTAAAACGTGTGATTTAGCTATTAGACAACCTGCTAAATTCTCTTTCCATAACGCGGCATAAGAAAAAGGTTAGCCCTCAGTAATGGGGGCTAAATTTATTATGAAAGTAGAAATATTGGTCGGCTGCTATGTAGACGGTAATGCTTGCAAAGTTGGCGACATTGTAGAAACAAAAAGCGGTAATCTTTTGATTGGAATGAATAAAGCGGTTATTGCAAAAGATAAGCCAAAGAAAGTAAAAGCTCCAATGAATAAAAAGGTTGATGATTTTGAAGTTCGTTAAGTCGTGCACGGCTGATGGTGTTAAGTATAAAAAAGGTGATGAGCCTAAAAATATACGAAACACTACGCGCGCCAAGTTAATCGACAGAGGACTACTAGCCGAGGTCAAGAAAGATGACGTTAAGCCTGATTGATGATTTGGATGAAATCCTAGCCGAGGATGATCACGGCATTTTTTATACTCATGAGGGTATAGAATATCAGGGCATTTTTAATAAAGAATTTTACGAGCAAGATGTTGGGACTGCGGGGATAGCATCGAGTGAGCCTGTTTTATATGCTAGCAGCAGGGATTCTTCAGATATAGAAATAGATGACAATATCAATATAGCATCTAAAACTTATACGGTTGTGCATAAAGAGCCGGACAATCAAGGTCTAATTAGGATTACTCTGAATGGCTGATCATGTTCGTTCGCAAATAAGAGAAGAGATATACAGCCTTTTAAAAAACCTTTCCCTTACTGGATGCAGGGTTTATAAAAATAGGGTTTACCCTATCGCTGATTTGCCGGGCATTATTATTTATAATGGCAATGAGGAAAGCGAGCAGGATATAATTGGCGCTAGAAATTTTGCCCGAAACTTTGAGATAAAGATCGAAGGCTATGCAAAGTCTGACGATGATTTGGACGAGATCGCAAAAAAGGTTGAGGCCGCTTTAACTGATCAAACATTAGGTGGATTATCAAAAGATTTAACGCTAATTAGCTCTGAGTTTGACTTTTCAGACGGTGAAGAGCCGAGCGGCGTTATTACAATGACGTATTTAATAAATTATAGAACTACACTTAACGCGCCAGATATAGCGCTATAGGAGAAGAAAAATGGCTACACATGCAGGTAATGAAGGCGCAGTATATATTGGCGCAAACCAGATAGCCGAGGTTAAAGGTTATTCTTTCGATATCACGCGAGATGTTACGGAAGACACCGTTATGGGGGATGATTTTAAAACCTATAAGGGTACTCTTGGCGATGCTACAGGTTCGATTGATTGTTTTTGGGATGAAACCGACACCAGCGGGCAAATAGCGCTGACACCGTCAACAACTGAGGTCACTTTAAATCTTTATCCAGAAGGAAACACCACGGCGGATAGTTATTATACCTGCACCGCGATTATAACTGGATTAAGTATATCAGGTGCCAATGATGGTATGGTTGAGGCTTCTTTTAGCTTTCAAGCGACAGGTGGCATTTCTCTAGCAGTGGTGGCGTAACATGAGCGCAATACAGCAGTTAAGAGCCAGATATTCCGCAAAAGAGAGCCGGTCTAAAACCTTTTTTGAGGGTGAGAACGCAATAGAAATATCGTGCGCCCCTATCACCGTTTTTGAAAGTGATAAAATCAAAAAATTATCCAAAGGCTCGGATTTTCTTTATTGCGTCGAGCTTATTTATCTTAAGGCTCTTGATTCAAAAGGCGATCGTTTATTCCCGACGATGGTAGAAAAACAGTTATTGCTTAAAAACGTCCTAGCTGATGATGTTGCGGAAATAGCGACGTGGATTAGCTCTAGCGACGAAATAGAGGACGACGAAAAAAACTAAT